GTTGTACCTGTAGTATTCGTTTCACCACGAATCCAGTTAGTTTGTAATGCTTCTTGTGTTAAGACCTGACCCCACTCAATACCCAAATCAGTTGGATTTGGAGTACTCAGCGCACCAACAAACTTTGGGCGAGCTTCATAATGTTTGATATAAACAGTACGCGTGGTGATATTTTTGTAGCAATACTTGGTCATGCTATTAACAATATGAAATTGTGTATTCATAATGTCCAAATATCCAGGTGCAGTTGCACCACTAGCACCTACAGCATTGGCATTGAATGTCAATGTTGGCTTCCCTGGTATATTCAAATCATTGAATAAACAGGATGCTGCCGCCATAAATTGTGATGGTGTAAATGCCCACCCTGGTGCTCCATTTACTTGATATCCGTTGCCTGCTGCAAGTAATCTTTGCTCATTCCATACAGTCTGAGGTGCACAAAACTGAAATTCAGTTATGGTGAACCACCCTTTAGGTCCCCCATTTTTCATTACCTTGCGCACTTTCTTTGCAAATTTTGCAGGTACTCTCATCTTTCTTTTTGCATATCTCTTCTTTGGATACTGAACTGCTGCTTTACGTATCCCAGCAGCAGAATATCGTTTACGACCATATCGTTTCAAAGTACTTCTTTTGAAATACTTCTTTCTATATGCCGGTTTTATCATACGAATAGACCGTTGCATAGCTGCAGTACGTTGACGTTTCGAATAAAACTGAACCGGAGCAATTGACTTTCTTTTCATTGAGGAAAGATATTTCCCAGCACTGTAACCAGATATAGCGCCAGGCAAATCGCCGACAACAAAACCAAGAGTACCACCTGCAATGCCCGCTGCTTGATCTTTCCACATATACTTATGATGGGCAACTTTTTTTTATATTCTGAACCACCTAAAGGTGGTCCGTGGCTGCGCCACAAGTGTAGAACGTTTAGAACCGCGACTAGTAAGTAATACTGCATTCTATAGAATGCGGTGCTTACTAGTCGCTGGGGCCTCGATATACATACGCCTGCTGGGGCCTCGAAACGTCAGCAAAGGGCCCCCCCTAACCCCCCAAGGGGGGAATAAACTATGTTGGTTAAGTTCGAGTAGCATACTGTTCGACTTTTAAAAACCGGAATAGGAGCGGAATAAGAGGTGGCTTAGACTCGGCCGACGTGGCGAGAGGCTTAGGTGCCACTGAGAAGTATATAAACCAGCTTTCCCCCGTTCTATTTTCTATGCATCCCAACAAATGGAAAGGGTCCCGAGCTCCGGCGGTAGAGCTTCCCAAACAAGAAGAGGCCGACACACTGCTAGTCAAGGCGGAGCCAATCAGTCAAGCAGACCTAGATCTCGCGTCCAAGGCATCTTTTGGCTCCTTACTATTCCCTACGAGAACTACGTCCCTTATCCGAACCCCAACATCAGTTGGATCAGGGGCCAGCTCGAGCGGGGTAACGAAGACGGGTACCTCCATTGGCAGATCTGCTGTGCGTTCGTTAGCAAGAAAACTCTCGGCCAAGTCAGGGACATTTTTGGACCGTATCACGCAGAGCTCTCCAGATCAGACGCAGCCTCCGCGTATGTCTGGAAGGAAGATACTCGAGTTGAACGAACTCAATTCGAGTTTGGGTCCAAACCCATTCAGAGAAACTCGAAGCACGATTGGGAAACAATCTGGGACGCTGCCAAGAGTGGGGACATCGGGTCGATTCCTGCGTCGATCAGACTTCAAAGTTACCGGACTATCCGACAAATTGGTGCAGACTTTGCGAAACCAATTGGAATGGAGCGAACTTGCTTCGTTTTCTGGGGTCGAACTGGAACTGGCAAGTCAAGCCTTGCTTGGGAAAGAGCTGGATTGGACGCTTACCCTAAAGATCCCAGGACGAAGTTTTGGTGCGGCTATGGAGGCCAAGAAAATGTTGTTATTGATGAATTTCGAGGTGGTATCGACATCGGACACATACTTAGATGGCTCGATCGTTTTCCAGTCATTGTGGAAGTTAAAGGAGGATCCTGTGTACTTAACGCTAAGTCAATTTGGATTACTTCAAACCTCAACCCAAGAGAGTGGTACCCAGGGTTAGACGAAGAGACTCAAGAGGCATTGATAAGAAGATTAGTTATAACACATTTCGATGGTTTATAATAAATTTATTCTTCATCTTCTTCCATTGCTTGTTCAAATAAGCTTATCAAATATTCAAGCTTCGATAATATAGTTTTGATCTGTTCGACTTGATCTGACATTAAGTTTGTTTGTTTATTTATTGTTTATATACGCGTAGCTGCGCCACGGTGGCACCTCAAAAATTTTTTTGACAGTCCGAGTTTATTAAACAGCAAAAGTAAATGTATCAACACCAGCAGTAGTGGTGTTGATAGCAGTACCTGGTGCGACGGTACTGACTCCCAAAACAACTTGTCCATGACAATCATGTCTTTTGTTTAATTGTTGAGTAGGCGATGTTGCTGGAATAGCACCACCACCAGCTTGAGAGAAAAATCCAGCATTGTTTGGAATGCGGACGTTATAATAATGTTTGATTTCCAATGCAACACCTTGAGGTGCTGGAATTGGAGCAATTCCACAAATACCTCCAGTTGAAGTAATAACCATATCTGCATGCATTACAATCAAATTGAAGCATGAAAAGCGTTGAACGTCATGCCAATTATTGTTGTTCAAATATTTCTTCGAATTAAATTCAAAGTCTTTGGGACCTTGAACCATGACATCCACACATTGTCCTGGTTCCAATTTAATCTTTGTCGTTTTCAAATTCCATCGGTGTTTGATATAAGCCAACCCAGGATTCGTTTTATATGTCTCAACAGTTGTACCTGTAGTATTCGTTTCACCACGAATCCAGTTAGTTTGTAATGCTTCTTGTGTTAAGACCTGACCCCACTCAATACCCAAATCAGTTGGATTTGGAGTACTCAGCGCACCAACAA